GTTAAAGAAAGAGCGCAATACGGATTGGATCTAAGAAAGAAGTTCGGTCGTGGTGGTACTTCTGTTGGCTTAGGGACTGCGAGATATTTAGTAAACATGACAAAAGCTAGTCCTGAGAAAGTTAGACAGATCGCTAGATACTTTCCAAGACATGCAGTAGATCTAGAAACAGAAGACAGCAGGGACTTTCTTGCAGGTCGTAGCCAACGCGCTACAAACGGCGTTATCGCGTGGGAACTTTGGGGCGGGAATAATGGTCGAAGGTGGGCTAATAAATTAGTAAACGCTATGAACAAAAGAGATGAGAAAGCTAGATCAGCAGTTGAGTTAGTCAGAAGAAGAAACAAACTTAAAGAAGTAGAAAGAGAAGAGCTTGCAAGCAGATTTGAAAGCGAAGAAACTAAAGATATTTTATATAAGCAATTCAATGATCTTTTAAAGAATTGGGATTACGCTTTAGCAGTTGAGTACTATAGGTTATTAGATCGTCAAAGAAAAGATATTTTAAATTACATAAAAGACAATACAGTAAGACAAGCAGGTCTGATCGGTGTTGTAGATTTCTTAATAGATGAAAATGTGAAGAATTGGAAATCTGATTTCTATGATCTTTATCTTTCTATGATGACAGATTATTACTTTTATCAGTTTGTTACTCTTCTTCCTGAAAATGTTAAGACACAATTTACACAAGAACAACAACAAGCGATAGCAAGACAAAGAAGAAGAAAGCCTACAAGAGAAGTAGTAACTGAAGGATTTTATCCTTTACGATCTGCTAGGGGCGTTCAGATCCCCATAGAAAATCTTTCTAGAAACTCTGACGCTATTAACTTTGTTAATGATCGCTTGAATAATTTATTTCCTGAAATGTCTAAAACTAGAAAGCAAATAGTTAACAGATCACTTAGAAAATCACTAGACGCAGGAAGAGCATTAGGACTAAGGGGAACTGATCTCGATGATTATGTAGCTAATGAATTATCACAAAGTTTAACTAAGCGTATGTTAGGGGACGCTAACAGGATCGCTAGAACTGAAGGTCTTGCTTTATCACAATGGGGACAAGAGCAGGGCGCAAAGAAAACAGGACTAGCATTAGAAAAATCTTGGCTAACTAGAAGGGACGGCAAAGTCAGGGACGCACATAGGATCGTAGATAATCAGCGTGTTCCTATGTCAAAACAGTTTAATGTGCTAGGCTATAAAATGGACTATCCCGCAGATAGTAAATTCGGCGCACCCATTGAATTGATTGTGAATTGTAGGTGTACTACTATTTATCATAATAAGCGAATTACTAGGAAGGCTTGAAAATGGAAAGACAATTTAAAAATATATCTCTTCTAACAGACGAAGGCGAGAAAGGATCTGTTAAAGCAGTATTTTCAGTATTTAACGAAGTGGACAGCGACGGCGATGTCGTTCTTCCAAACTCTATCAAATCAGGTTACGGCGAAAAAGGCGTGGCTATGGTTTGGGGACACGATTGGAAAGATGTAATCGGTCGTGGCGAGATTGTAGAAGAAGAAGGACAAGCAGTTTTCAAAGGTCAATTTATTATGGATACCCAACGCGGAAAAGACGCTTATGAAACTGTCAAAGCTATGGGCGATCTACAACAATGGTCGTTCGGATATGAAGTGTTAGATAGTGAAAATGGTATGTTTACCAAAGACGGATCAGAAGAAGTTGAAGTCCGTTATCTAAAAAGTTTAAAAGTATGGGAAGTTAGCCCCGTCCTAGTTGGTGCTAATCAGAATACCCATACCCTAGCTGTCAAAGAACAAAAGACAGAAGGTAAAAGATTTACTGACGAAATTGATGAGGTGCGTAACACTTTGAAATCAGTAATCAACAGGGCGCAAGAACTTACTTCTTTACGCCTAGAAAAAGGAAAGAAACTAAGTGAAAAATCATCTACAGCAATTCAAGATCTTGTAGAAGACTTGCACGACGCTTATGTAGATCTAAATGATCTATTAGACGCAGGCGTGAAGGAAGAAGACATGATTAAGAATACTGAAGAAGATCAAGACTTATTTCTAAGAACAATGGCGGTTTTAACAGAAACAGCCGATATATAAAAGGAAGAAAATGAGCTTAAAAGAAAAAAAGCAAGAACTTCAAGATCTTAGAGAAAAAGCCTTAGCAGATGTTAAAGACATGGAAGACGGATCTATGGACGCTGAAAAGCGCGATGAGTGGATCCAAAGAAATGACGCTATCGACGCTTTGGCTAAAGAAGTAAGAGAAATGGAAGTTTTTGAAAGTAAAAAAGCACAATTAGAAAATGATGTTGAAGAAGGAAAAGCTGTAGAAGTTACTGCACCTGTATTCAACGAAGTTCCACAAAAAGAAATGCCTAAGACACTTGGACAAGCATTGTACGAGAGCAAAGCATTTCAAGCGTATGTCAATGACGGCGCAAAAGGAATAAAATCTGAAATTAATTGGTCGCCTTTAGTTGAAACTAAAACTCTTTTAACTGAAAGCAACTATCCACCTGCTGTTGTCAGAGATGATCTTATCGTCCCTACAGCAACAAGAAACAATGCTACTGTTATAGATCTTTTTGATGTAATCAATACAGATCAATATCAATACAAGTATCTTGAAGAAACTACTTTCACTAACAACGGTGCAGAAGTAGCAGAAGGATCAGCTTTCGGCGAAAGTGCTTTGGCTTTCACAGAACAAACAGAAGAGATCAGAAAATTTGGTGTTTCTATTCCTGTTACAGAAGAGCTACTTGCTGATGTATCAGCAGTTCAAGGCTACTTAGATAGCAGATTAAGAACAATGCTTGAACTAAGATTGTCCGATGTATTAATCGGGGGATCAGGATCAGCACCAATTATTCGTGGTATCTTAAATAAATCAGGGATCAATACTTTTGATTTCAGTTCTTATTCAGGTGGTCTAAAGAGAATTGGACAAATATATCAAGCAATAACAGAAATCAGAAAAGACGCATTTCTTGAGCCTGACGCAATTCTTATGCACCCTTCAGATTGGTTTGATGTCGTAACAGAAACAAACGCTGTAACTACATCAGGCGCACTACAACCACTATTCGTTGGGGCAGGTATGTTTAACGGCGCACCTGTTGCAAGTATGTGGGGTGTACCTGTAGTTCCAACAACAGCTATTTCAGCAGGAACAGCTTTAGTTGGTGCTTTTGGTGGCGGACAAGCAGTACACATAGTTTCAAGACAGGGCATAGAAGTATCTATGTCTGATAGCCATGATGACTTCTTTACAAAAGATAAAGTCATGATGAAAGCTAGCATGAGATTAGGTTTCCCTATTTATAGGGCGTCTGCTTTCTGTTCAATAACTAACTTTTAATAGATAGTTAAAATGGTTTTGATGTCGCACTCGTCTTACGGGGCGAGTGCGGATCAAACAAAGAAAAGGAAAATTATGAAATTAAAAAAAGATTTATGGATTGATGAAGAAGGTAAAGTCGCTGAAGGAACTGACGGTCTTCCTAAAGGGTGGGCTAAAGGTAAGTTACTTGCAAAAAAAGGCGATGAAATATCTGATCTACAAGCTAAAGAGTGGGGATTAGATAAAGCTAAGGCGAAAGCTAAGGCACCTGCTGAAAATAAAGCTAAGTAGTTCTAATGTCGCATGCCCAATACTGTTCTAAGAACGATCTTAAAACAATGATCGGGCTTTCAGGAACATCACAAGATACTAATTTAGATAATGCGATCAATGCTAGTTCAAGACTTATTGATCAGATCACAGGTAGAATTTTCTTCAAAAGCGAGAGCGTTCAGGTAAAATTCTTTACACCTGATAATGAGTATGTCTTAGATGTTCCTGATATTGCAACTACAACAGGACTAATAGTTCAACTTGATACAACAGACGACGGATCACATAACAAAACAATTACACTTGATACAGATTTCTATTTAAAGCCATTAGATGTCGTTGATCTAGACGGGGATAATGATATACCTTATCAAACTCTAGTGATTTTAGATAGAAGATCTAGCGAGCGTTTTGATCCTGATATAGTAAAAAATGTCAAGATCACGGCGACATGGGGATTTAATGCTGTACCTGACGCAATCAAACAAGCTACACTTTTACAATCTTCTAGGTTATGGAAAAGAAAAGATAGTCCGTTCTCAACTTATGGATCTTCTGATACAGGCGAAAGAGAGTTGTTTCAGAAAATGGATCCCGACGCTAAGACTTTAGTAAAGCCATACATCAGACATAGACTTTAATCAATGTCTTTCAAACAAGAATTTAAGGTAACAGGATTAGCTAAAGTAAAAAGAAAAGTTGATCTAGGAAATTTATCAAGCAAGCCGATCAGATCTTACATGAGATCATCAGCTTATCTAATAAAGAATAGAGCGCAAGAAGTCGCACCTGAAGATACGGGCGCACTCATAAGATCTATTAGATCAACGCAGATAAAAAGTAGAGGAAGATTACCTTCAAGAATTACAGTCAGATCAGACAGCCCTAAGTCCCCTTTCGTACATGGCGATCCAAAGAGATCAGGAAGATTAAAACTTACAGAGCCTTATACAAGATCTAAACCGCACTTCCCACCTGTTAATAAACTGCGTGGGTGGGCAGAAAGAAAACTAGGGGACGCAAACTTGGCTTATGCAGTTGCACTATCAATAGCTGAAAAAGGAACACCGCTTGTACCTTATTTACTGATCGCAGAGAAAGATACAAAAATGGAAAGAAAAGCACTCTTGGTAGATCTAGCGAACGATATTGAGAAACAATTTAAAAAAATTAAATAAAAAAAATAATTTTTTTTTCCCACTCTTTTAAGCCTATAAACATTGGGCTTATTTTTCTAAAAAAACAAAATATAGGCTAAATCAGCCATATTAAAAAAAAAGGTACTTGACAATATTTTAATCCGCGATTAAAGTATATATTATGAACACTATGAAAGGAAACGAAATGACTACACAAATCACAATTAAATCTTCTGCACTCTTTCTTCTTGACAGCCCTGAAGATAAAATCTGCGAAGATCTTTCAGGACAATATACTGAAGATCAAGTATTAGACACATGGACTTCACTTTTTAAAAATTCAACAACAAGAAAATTTGGTAAAGGTACAGTCTATACTTTCACAATTACTTCTCAATTAGAAAAAGATGTACTCGGCGCAGTTGTAGAAAGTGCATTGGGTTACCAAGTAACTCAAAACATGTTTAACGAATTTAATAAATCAACTGCTATGGAAACATATCTTGAAAAAATCGAAAACGAAATTTGGAATATAAATATAGGGGAATAATTATGGATAGTTATAAAGTTGTAATTCCATATAGTGTTTATACAAATTGTGATGAAGAAATTATGTATATAAATAGATCTGAAGATATAGACAACGGTAGGATTACTGAATTTACTGAAAAGGATCTTAAGGACTTTTTTGAAAATAATATTACTTTTAAAAAAGTTGGTAAAGGGGAACAGGTAATCTATTCGATAAAAAATCTTGTTGATTTAGAAATAGTAGAACATATATTTGATGACATAGATTATTATGCCCGCATGCACTATTACGAATACGAACAAGTAATCCCAATATTTTCTAAAAGTGTACATAAAAAACATGTACAGATATTACAGAAAAAGTTTTCTGAAATATCGGACATTAAAAAACAATTAAAAAAGAAAGGGGAATAAAAATGTCTAAACCAAAAATAATAAATATAGAAATTGAATTGGATATGGATCTTCTTAGAGAAGATTTTAACAATGAAAATTTAGTTACAGGCAACATAGTAAAAATGTTAGTTACTGAAATAAACGGCAGGGGAATAAAAGTACTGAGAACAACTCAGCTATTAAATAAAGATCCATCTTGGAAAGGGGAATAATTATGGATAGTTATGATATTAAAAAACTAAAAGGGTTATATGCTCTAGCTAAGTACATGAGTAGTAGAACTGATGAATTAAAGGATCCTTATGTAGAAGTTCTGAGCATTGATCAGAGAAAGCACGGTACAAGTTATATAGAAGATGAGATCGAGCCTTACGGAACTTATTTAACTGAATTACCTGAACTAACTGATAGCAAGTTCTTTAAGAATATTGGATCAGCAGTAAAGTATTCAGAAAAGTTAATGGAAAAAGATTATATAGATGATGTTTACATTTCAGTAATTATATTTCTATACGATAAAGTAACTAATAATAATGTACTTAATATGTTTTCATTTACTCAATTTGAATATGTTACTAAATTTGAATTAGCTTACATACATGGTTGGGATCTAGAACACCCAATAGAAAATGATTATGTAGATCGCAAGCTATTAGAAAATGTAGGATCAGAAGTTTATTCTAAAAAAATAAATTTCTAAAAGAAAGGGGATCAAAAATGGTTGAAGGAAAAGAAGAGATCGTAAAAACTATTATTAAATTAATAAAGCTAGATGAAGAGTATGACTTGCTATCTAGCAGTCTATGTGATGTATTAGAAAAAGAACATAGAAGAATAGTAAGATTGTAAGTATGGAATTGAAACGCAGACTGTTAGATCTTCAGACTTTCCTTCAGGGCGGATTGTCCGAAGATCTAAAGTCATGGATCAAAGAAGATGTGAAGAGAAGATCTATGCTATCATCAAGTCATGGCGACTTTGACAGAATTAAGATCAGGAATAGCAACTAATATTTCAAACAACATCACGATCGTTGATGTTTTTGCTTATGTGCCTGACAGAGCCGAGCCACCTTTAGCAGTAGTTGGGGTGCTTGATACTTTAGAATACGATACTACTATGGCTAGGGGATCAGATAAGTACTTGATCCCTGTTAGATTGTTTGTCGCTAATGTTGACGGACAGGACAGCCAAGAAACTTTAGATCAGTTTATTAAGACTTCAGGATCTAACTCTATGAAGTCTGCAATAGAAAGCGATCTGACTTTGGGTGGTGTAGCGTCTTCTGTTAGAGTTACAGAAGTAAGAGATTACGGCGCTTTCGAGTTAAATAATACTAACTTACTTGGCGTGGAATTTGTAGTAGAAGTGATAGGATAGAAGTATGTATATTGCTACAGTAAATTTAAAAATTAAGAATAAAGAAATTAAAGAAGGCGATACTTTAGATCGTAAGCCTGCTCAATGGTTATTAGATCAGGGACTTGTAATTAAAGTAGATAAAAAGAA